CCCGCGCTGACGCACCGTTCCAACGCTGACGTCACCCAGGTTGCTTACGACGGCAGCAAGCTTGCTTCTCGTGCCTGGGCGTTCGGCGCGGACATGGGTACGGGCTTGAAGCCGTTCGCGTCGTCGCTGAACAGTCTCGACACACCGACGCTGACGAGTGTCGTCACGTACGCGGACTTGAAGTCGGTCGCTGACCTGATCCCGAAGGCCGCTGCCCTGGGCGCCGTTGGCCGGCAGGTGATTGCCATTCCGACGCTGACCTTGTACCCGAGCGTGTTCGACCCGGACGCGTACTTTCCCGGAGCACACGGGACGGTCAACGTCGATTCCGGCTACGTCCGCTTGCTTGAAGAGTTCGTGATCACAGAACGACGGGTTGATGTTGACGTTAACGGCACGGAGACGGCTTCGTTGTCTCTCGCCAGTAAGGAAGTGTTTGTAAGTGGCGATTCAGGCTAACGCGCTGCCGCCTTCGCTCGTGTCGGAGCTACAGGAAATGCAGCGGCGTATCACGGCGCTTGAGCGCAAGCCGAAGTTGGGCAGCGTGAACGAGCGCCTTCCGTACGGCTCATTCCAGTCGCCTTCGCTTGAGGGCACTCAGGGCGCGACCACGCACGCTCTTGGAGTCATCAACTCCACGGGGCTGAACCAACCGGTCCTGATTCTCATGCTCCCGTTCCACCTTCCGCAGAATTCCGGCGGCACGGCTCCGCTGGACGTGTCCATAACCGTGTGGATTCGCGACATGATCACGGGCGGCAAGACGAAGGAATTCACGCTTGACAAGACGTCCGACTTCGCGTCGCCCAACAACGGCTTCTCACGGAATCTCGTGTACACGTGGGCGCACCCTCAGCCGATCGGCTTTGACGACACCAACGAGTGGAAGGGCTTCGCCGTTGAGTACCGGGTGAACAAGCGCGTGTTGGTCGGAACTGACTCGCTGACGGTCGGCATGGGTAACCCGATGCTTGTCACGGGCGTTCCCGACGGTACCTATTTTGAGGAAGCCGACGACGGCAACCCGCGCATTGACGGCGGGCTTACTCCCGTGGACGGGGGGCCGGTCGAATGGCAGTGAGCGACATGGTCAGTGCCGCTGAAGTCGTTGGTGGTGCTGCCGTTTTCCTGATGTTCCTGGGTCGGCAGGTGAAGACCGGTACGCGCGACGGTTGGCGCGATGCTGCGGAGTCTCACCGTGAGCGTGCGGACGCTCTTGAAAAGCAAATTGAAACGCTCGTGGGCGAAGTGCGCGCGCTGCGGGTCGAGAACGAAAAGCTTCGTGAGGAAGTGGCGGAGCTACGCACAGAGAACCGTGAGCTTCGCGACCACATTGACCGGCTGATTGGGGGCGACGAAGAGTGAGTAATCCGGGTCTGATCCCAACCGTCCGGGTCACGGCAACGTATCTGGGTCCGGGGAAGCGTCCCCTGAAGGGCACCGTGACGTTCACGGGTCCGCCCATGCTGACCTTCCCCGCGTCGGACCTGTTCATTGCCGGTCCCGTCGTGGCCACGCTTGATGAGACGGGTCAGCTCATTGACGATTCCGGCAACCTGGGCGTGACGCTCCCCGCAACGGACTCCCCGAACATGAACCCCACTGGGTGGGCATGGACGGTCAAGGTGTCGCTTACGGGCGTGGCCGGCACAAGCACGTTCGCGATGCTGTTGCCGAAGGACACCCCCAACGGGGTCATCGACCTTGCGGACGTCACGTCGGGCGACCCGACCACGCCGAACTACGTTCCTGTACCCGGACCTAGCGCGTACGACGTTGCTGTCAAGGCAGGGTTCAACGGCACAACGGCCCAGTGGCTTGCGTCGCTGAAGGGTTCCGACGGCATCATTGGGCGCGACGGCCTTCCGGGGCTTGTGCAGTCGGTCAACGGGAAGAGCGCGGCGAGTATCACGCTTGTACCGTCGGACGTTGGCGCTATTGCCGCTACGGACAAGGGCGTTGCGAACGGCGTTGCGTCGCTGGGGTCGGACGGCAAGGTTCCTTCGGGTCAGCTTCCGTCGTTCACGAGTCCCGTTACGTCGGTCAACACGAAGACGGGTGCCGTTGTCCTTGTCCCGTCGGATGTGGGCGCCGTTGCCACTACCGCGCTGGGTGCCGCTTCGGGTGTCGCCACGCTGGACGGTACGGGCAAGCTCACGTCTGCCCAGAAGCCCACGTACACGGCAGCGGAAGTCAGCGCCATTGCGACGACGGCGAAGGGTGCCGCGTCTGGTGTGGCGGGTCTGGGTGCTGACTCGCGTGTGCCGGTCGCCCAGCTCCCCCTTATCGGGCAGGTGACTGCCGTGAAGAAGTCCACGGAGTACGCCGTTACGGCCAACGTGACTCCGACGACGGACGCTGAGCTGACGATTCCTGTAGTGGCAAACGCTGTCTACGACGTTGAGCTTGCGTGCGCGTGGACGAACGGCGGTGGCGGCTTCCGGGGAACGTGGTCCGGTCCTACAGGCGCGTCAATGGTGTGGACGGATAACGACGGCGTTGGCGTCACCACGCTGGGCGGCAACGTGACCTTCAGCGGTACGACCGGAACGACCTTCAAGGGCACGCTCACGGTTGGCGCCACGGCGGGATCACTCGCCTTCCAGTGGGCACAGAGCACGTCCAACGCTGCGGCAACCACCTTGCGCGCCGGCTGTGCGCTGATCCTTCTCCGCATTCTCTGAGCCAACTCCCTTACGTACGCCCCTCAGCAATCCCGCTGGGGGGCTTCTTCATGGATGGAGACAGCATGACCAACGTCATTGCCGAGATTGCCGTGATAGCGAACGGTGAAGTCGGGTACCACGAAGGCCGGTCCAATGGCCACTGGGACAACTTCCAGCGGTACAGCCCCGCCGTTCCCGGGCTTGAGTGGTCCCAGAATCAGGCATGGTGCGCAACGTTCGTGTCGTGGCTTGCGCTGAAGGCGAAGGTGGCGGACCTGTTCCCGCGCACGGCTTCGTGTGCCCTGGGCGTTTCGTGGTTCAAGAACAAGGGTCGCTTCAGCGCCTATCCCGCTGTGGGTGCTCAGGTCTTCTTCGGGTCGGGTGGGGGCAGTCACACGGGTCTTGTGGTCGCGTACGACGCCGACACGATCACGACGGTTGAGGGCAACACGAACACGAACGGCAGCGCTGAGGGGGACGGCGTTTACCGCAAGACTCGGTACCGTCGGGACGCGTACACGTACGGCTACGGATACCCGGCGTACGTGGGTGGCTCCGTGAGCGCTGACCCGGACGCGGCGAAGTTCGGGTACAAGGTTGCGGCCAAGGCTTCTGCGCCGGCTGTGACGACGGACAAGCCCGCGTCGACCACGAAGCCGAAGGTGTCTGTGAAGCACCTGAACGCCGCGCGTAAGGCGGACGTTCCTGCGGCCACGGGTCACACCACGTACAAGGCTGAAGTCCTGATCGTGGAAAACGCCCTTGTCGCTGAGAAGCACATGACGAAGAAGTACGCGGATGGCTCGTGGGGCACGCTCACCGATGACGGGTACGAAGCGTTCCGGCGCGCTGAGGGTTACAAGGGCGACGACGCGAAGGGTGCTGTGGGGCTTGAGTCGCTGAAGAAGCTTGCGGCCAAGCATGGCTTCACGGCGACGGCGTAAGGGGGAACTCATGGGTGAGCACAGCAAGCCCGAACGGTTTGGGGCGCTCCGTGCGCTTCTCGCCTGGGCGCTGACGCATAAGCGTGTGGTGCTGTCCTTCGTGGTTGGCGCCGTTTCTGCCATCACGGCCGTGAAGCCTGACTTTCCCGGGCGCGTGGTGCTGGACGTCGCACACGTGATCCTGGGCGTTTAGCCGGCCAAGTCACCGACTCCCTTTCTGGCACTCGAAAGAGCGCCTAGGAAGGGAGTCGGTATGCCGTACTACCGTCACGTTGGTCTGATCGGTCACGCTGGGGCAGGCAAGGACACCATGGCAGGGTTCATGGGTCAGCGTTACGCCTATCAGCGGGTGGCCTTCGCGGACCGGTTGAAGCTCATGGCGCTCAGCGTGGACCCGATGATTCACACGGAGTACGAGACGTACGTGTCACTGTCCCGGCTCGTGCGTGACGCGGGTTGGGGCTACGCGAAGCGGTACCCGGAAGTTCGCCGCTTCCTTCAGAACCTTGGGAAGTCGGTCCGTGCGGTCGACCCTGAGTTCTGGATTCGCGCCGCGCTGCCTGCCATGGACGCGGTACGGAGCCTGAACCTGCCGATCGTGGTCACTGACGTGCGGTACGCGAACGAAGCTCTCACCCTTCGGGCGAAGGGCTTCAAGCTGATCAGGATCACGCGTACGGACAGCGGACTGACCGGCGACGCGGCCAAGCACGAGAGTGAGACGGAGTTGGAC